TCTCACGTTTGTAATCTTCTCTCTCAAACCTAATTTTATATTATTTCTATAAACGATACATACCGACACAAACTCCAGAGAAAGCGGACAGAAACCCGCTGACATCTTCACATTTCTAATATTAACTAGCACTTGCCAGACATTTTTCATCGCGTCCTGGGTGGTTATAGCATAATTGGGAACGACCTTGAACTGAAATCTTTTCTTTGCAGCAGCTGTGTAATAGGATCCAAGAGTGGCTTCGTCTGCTCTTTCCATCCTTTTGTCCACCAAACACACGCTCACACCTCCCCTGCAATTGTCGGGCAAATTCCACTCGCCCGTAACGACTAGACCGGCTAAACAAACGTACCCGCTATCAATAAGCTTAACACCTTTAAGAAGATTCACCTCTGACAATGACTCATTCTCATGAACCATTATTTTATCAACTTTGGAACACATGACACTCTTAACAGGAGTAAACATCGACGGTAAGATCTTCTCCATTTTTGTCAGGTCGATAAACTCATTGATGTTCACTTTCCCTTTAACAACTAGAGCCATCTATAAACAAACTTCTAAAAAGAACTTTATCAGACAAATACTTTACCAGACTTTTATAAACAAACGAACCTGGAGGGGCGGTCTTATGAACCTCCCATACAGCGTCGTCCAACTGTGTGTAATACGCACAATTGTTCAACGAAACAGCAACATCACAAAGAGACCTTCTGAACTCCTCCAAGTGTTCCCAATCCTTGATGTGTTTAGCACCGAGTTTCGAGATCAACTTCAGAGGATCGTAATACACAATGCATCCTCTATCGTGATGTATCACATACCTTCCGCAAAAGTATCCATATTGTTTTTTAAACAGTTTTGCTTCAAAATTCCACATAAGATTCGCGGAATGTTGTACATCCGGAAACTCGCAACCCTTTGGGAAGTACAGCAGACTGTCATCACCGCAAAAGGCTCCCTTGATTATTTTTTCCATTGGAAGCATCGAAGCCAAACATGCAGCAATGATCAC